TGTGGGCTGTCAGGAGTCACAGCAGCGGTGTTATTAAAGGAAAAAGGATATCACGTTGAGATTTACGAGACTCGACCACACATCGGCGGAAACTGCGCCGATGCATACGTCACAAACACGCTCGTGCATCAGTACGGTCCTCATATCTTTCATACAGACGACGAAGAGGTATATAGCTTTTTAAGTCGTTATACAGAATGGACGCCGTTTAAGTTGCAACCACAAGGCGAGACTCGACTCGGCCGAGTCAGTTTGCCATACAGTCGAAAGACAGTCTCTGAACTTGGTCGCGAGCTCTCACAAGAAGAGATTGTCGAATATGTCTTCAAAGACTATAGCGAAAAGCAATGGGGCGTGCCATTCGACGAGATTCCAAAGACAATTACAAATCGCATTCCAAAAACTGCAGACGCAGAAAATCCTACATGGTTTGAAGGTCAAAAATATCAATGCATTCCAAAAGACGGTTACACTGCAATGTTCGAGCGTATGCTTGAAGGCATTACTGTGCATCTAAACTGCGCTGAAGATCGTTGGGCCTTTGAAAGAACTCCAGATGATCTCATCGTCTATACAGGCAAAATTGATAGCTACTTTGGCACCGTCTATGGAGAGCTGCCCTATCGCTCGCTGCGATTCGAGCATGACGTGCTGTGTGAAAAGATGGACACATTTATAGTCAATCAAAACAATGCAGATGTGCCGTACACACGAATCTATGATCATAGCTACTTTACTCCAGGCCATGTTGGCCCTACGGTAGTAACTCGTGAATATCCAAAAGCCTGTGGTCGAAATGACGTGCCATTTTATCCTATTCCTTGGGGTGAAGGACAAGAGACATATCGCCTCTATGAGGCTCTCGCTAAAGCGGAAAAAGACGTAATTTTTGTCGGCCGACTTGCAACCTATAAATATCTAGACATGTGGATGGCTGTAAAACATGTTATGCTAAAGCTTAAAGACTTATGAGACTTGCACTTTGTTTAAGAGGACACATACGAGACGGCCTCTTTAGTGACGCATTGCGAGAATTTATAGTCAACTGTGAAAAAGATGGGCATTCTATTGACGTCTATTGTCATACCTGGTCAGAGTCAGAAGCAAAAACGAGCTATAGAGCACTCGACCGATCACATCTTTTTCAAGTTAAGGAAGGTTTGCTACGCAGTTATTTTAAAAACTGTAACGTTAGAGACGTACGCATAGAAAACGATTCTAAGATAAAAATATATGGCAAGAAAAGTGGCGTTGTTTGCAAAAGTACATGTCCGCTCATTGCGTGGAAGCGTATGTGGGCTGGACAAGTTGCAGTAGTTGCAGAGGCATACAAAAATCATAAAAACTATGACGCGTTTATTAACACCCGCTATGATTTTTTTACAGCCCCTATATGCTATACTCCTCCAAATCATTTAAAAAGAATAATATCTAGGGGAGAAAAATTTGCATTTAAATATCCTACATACTCAAAAAGTTTAATTGGAGTTGATAATTTTTATATTGGAACTCCTGAAAATATGCATGCGCTTGTGTATGACTTTTATCATGATTTAGATAGTATAATCACTAAGTATCCAGATATTGTTCACCAAGAAGAATTGGTTTATCGCCATGCTCACGACATTAGTTTATTATGAGAATTGCATTTTGTATACGCGGACACATACGAGACGGCCTTACAAATTCTCGGCTAGTAGATTATTTGACTACATTAGAAAATAGAGGGCATAGCATCGATTTGTTTTTACACACTTGGAATGTGTCTGAGGCAAAAAGTTCATATCGAACTCTGGATCATGACAACATTTTTGAGGTTAAAACAGACATTCTCAGTAATTATTTTAGCGACTTTAAAACTAAACAAATTATAATTGATGATGACTCAAAGTTAAAGTTGCGTGGCAACTTAGAAGGCAAAATACCTAGAAGTAAATGTCCACTCATTGCATGGAAGCGTATGTGGGCTGGAAAGTTTAAACTTGCGACACACCTCTATCATAATCATACATATGACTATGATCTTGTAGTAAATACTCGATATGATAAGTTTACTACTCCGGTATGTTATACTCCAATTAAAAATCTGTTAAAAATGACTACTCGTGGAGATGGACTTAGTTTAAAGTATCCACAACACTATCGACTTTTAAAAAGTGTAGACAACTATTATTGTGGATCTGTGCGGACTGTATATGACATTACGTGCGCCTTTTACTACTCGTTGGATGAAATAATTCCAAAATACGAAATAAAGGGCTTTCATGAAGAACTTTTTTATAAATATGCAGTTGACCATGGTTTGACGCGATAAAACGCGGATTTTTATAAATACTCTTATATTGATAGTCATTATGTGATGTTTCACACTTTAAAAGTACAGTTATAAATGGAACCAGAAAGATCGATGCTAAAAGAGTTTCTAGAGGGTGGTTGGATAATACCCCTAGTTGGAGCAGCAGGCATGCTTGCCCGACTCATGACAGCGAAAAAAGAGTATACAATTCTCGAGCAGTTTAAAAACATAATATCAGCTGCGCTCTCTGCAGCGATCGCATGGTTTATATTGGAGCAGACCGATATTCCTAGCCTCTACAAGGCGATTACCTATGGCATCATCGGGGTTGTCTCTCCAGAAATCATTACAGGCATCATCAAGCTCGCAAAGAATTTTGAACGCTCACCAGAAAAATATGTGAAAAAGCCATGAATATAAAATTAATGATAACCGTACTCGCTGCAATTATATGCGCGTTTGTTATTAGCGGATACAGCTCGTTAAACACTATGCAGCGTCACTACGCTGCTGCAACAGTTCAGACACAGTCTGCTACTCGTGATATTGGCTTGAGCTTTGACTGGTACGGCCTGACGCTTGTAGACACTACTGTAAAATATCTCTATGGCATGATGTCAGCACAAGACGCTCTGCATCGATTAAAAGAAGGTCAGGCAAAAAATGCAATCTTGCTGCAAAAATACTATGCAAACGCGCTGCCAGAAGAGAGCGAAGAGTCAGCATTCATTCGTTCACAGGACGACGTGGTAAACAAGATACTTGTCGAACTCTATGCAGCTATAGAGACACAAAACACCGAAGCAATAAACGAGTTGCTGCCAAATCTTTACACCGTCACAGATCAACTTTGCGCAAAGATAAATCGAGTGATTGAAATCAAAACTGCTTCTGCTTCAGACGAAAAGGGTGCCCTTGGCGAAAATATGGATGAGCTGAGACGCTTCTTGTTTATAAGCTTTGCGCTCTGCTTGTCGCTTTGCATCGGCATGGCAATTCCTGATGCCAAAGAAAAATAACTATAAATAGACATTATGAGCACGAATATCTACGAAAAAGGTTTAATACATCAAAACACATCTGCAGTTGCATACGAAGCGTTGACTTTTACGACTGGCTATTATACACCGACTGTCGGAAAAGTATTTGCTGGACTCTATATCGCGCCTGGCACCGCTAACGGAGACGTTGTGATTGAAGGTGTAGACGGAAATACCGCTGTACTTACACTAGGTCCAGGAGTGTGGCCACTTGGTGGTCAGCGTATCGTTCAAACCGGAACTACTATAGCTGCGGCAGACGTAACAGTATTGTTTTAATTTTATGTTTCAAGGAGTTAGATTTGGCCTTGGATTGGATTTGTCATACAAGTATGGCACCACTGTTTCTAGTGATCCAAATTCATGGGACGTAAGTGGATTAAATTTACAATCAGGATTATACACAAAGCAATACTGGGGATATTTTAACGACGACAACACGTTTTTTAATGATATAAACATAGCTGAATTAGGAACAAGTGATGTTGGCTATTATCAGATAACACGCATTGGAGATCTCGTTAATGCCGATGGTTGGGCAGAAAGTGGATTTTCCCCAGCGTCAGAATATGATAGACTAGAGTCATTGAGTGAACCTTTCCCTGCAGTTGGTAAAGGTGTATACTACTTTCATGCTGGAGGATTGCCAATTCAATCACTTCCAAATAATCGTGTAGGTCCAGCTTTAAAATCT